AAATAAAATATGTTAACCAAAACAAAGTCCACAATACAGAGAATCCTAAAAAAATTAATATGCAAATTTTAGTCATTGGTAAACCTATCACTAAATGCGAATTGAGATGTAGTCCAACTATAATTATTCATCACTTGTTTAGTTCTCAATTCTTTATAAACATTTTTCCAAAAGTCTATTACTTTCGTACTGTAGTTGTCTCTTTCAAGTTTAGCTATATGTACTTGTACTTTAATAACTCTTGATAACAATCGAAACCTTTCGGTTTCGATTGTTAACTCTTGAATATCTTTTTTTAAATCTTCTTTTGAATAATATTTTTTCATTATTTTTATCTCCTTATTATTGCTTGTATTTCAGCTAAATACTCATTAACTCTATTCATTAAAAAATCAGTAACTTCTGAATTTGGAAACTGAGCTTTCGTTTCGCAAATTGCTTGTTCTAATTTAGAATATAGCATCTGATAATTTAACTGCTTTTTTTGTTCATTAGAAATATTGTTTGATAACTCAGTAACTCTAGATTGAGTTACTAAGTTATTATTGGTTATTAATTCAAAAATATCACTCATTATGCTTTTCTCTTTTTTGAAGTAACATCTAGAGTTTCTCTAGTAATATGAAACTTTGTTTGATTTCTAGGTTTCGTTTTATACTTCTCATAAAGATTAGCATCTTTTAACTTTTGAGTATCTAAAACATAATCTGTTGTTTTAACTATCTGTAACACAATTTTTTCTAATTGGTTATCAAAAGTATGAGATACTTTTTTCCCTAATAATTTAAGTACATCTTTTTTACAACTAGCTATAGATTTTAAGATGTCTTTTTTTTGTTTATCTAATTGCTCAATTCTTATAATTAAGCTGTTTAGATATTGCTTTTTGTTTAAAATTTTTTTTACCATGATTCCTCCATTTGGTTATTTGGTTATTAAAAATATGTTTTTAAACATACTATTATAATAGTGTATTATCCGATAAAGTCCATATTTATTTATATAATCTTAATTTTTTTTTTGGTGAAACAACCAAAAATTCGGCTGGCGTTTTTTTCACTATAAGAAATGGGAATGGGAATACGATTTACAAAAATGGGAATGGGAATAGCACCAGGACTGTAGTCCATTCTCCCACTCGTGCGATCCGCGGCTGCTAAAACAATAATATAGAAAAAGTTTCTAAACGCTTTTCAATACGGGAACGGGAACTATGTAAAGAAATATAAAAAGAAAAGAGAGATTGCTAGATATAGCAATCCCTCTAAAAATAGAAAATCTAACAAATTTGAAAGCCTCCAGATTCACGACAAAAACGCATAAAATCAATTACATTATCTTCTGAAAATGGATAAGAAGATTCATAATTAAACTGCTTTTGAATATCGTCCCATTGACTATTAAATGGTTCTGGATAATCTCTAGGAACTAAATTAGTTTTACCAGTTTTTTCTGCAACAATTTTTTTTAGTTCTTCGTGCTTCTGTTCAACTATTTTATTATGTTGCTCTGCTCTCAGCATTCTTGCTTTGTAAAAATTTTCTACAGTTTTTACTCTTTTTGTTTTTAGTTCTTGCTCAAGTCTGTCAGCAATTTTTCTAGCTTGTTCTTCGCTTACTTCAAATCCGTCGTTATGATGCCAACTTGCTTTTTCATCTTCTGTAAACTCATTGCCCATTAACTGCAAAACATATTGTGCCAATGGTCTCCACCACCACACATTATTTCTAAAGTAATGACCTGGATTTTCTTCTTCAAATTTTTCTCTAGCTTTGAAGTATTCGTCTCTTTCTTTCTCGGTTGGTTTTTTATCCCAATTAATATTCGGTTCTTTACTTTTTAATTTTGGTTTTAATCCGTATAAATCAAATCCCATTTTTAATTCTCCTTGTTTGGTTAAAAATACATTTTAACTATTTTATCGGATAATTGCAAGTTTTTTTTATTTTTCTAGGTACTCAACTACCTTCAAAATCAAACTGGTGCATTTAAACGGCTCGACATTTTTTACATCAACCGATTTTCCCCTGCCGCCGGAGCTGGAAAACAACCATAGGCAACCAACCAAATAAAAACGCTTTTCAAAATGGGAACGGGAATTACGCTTCTTTTCCCACCCGTGCTCTGCGATCCGCGGCCAGCCTCTAAACTATAAATATAAAAAAAATCCGTTCCCGTAGAAAAACGGGAACGGGAACTAAATTACGCAGTTCTATTACCTAATTTTGTATAATTTTTGTGTTCTTTATAATGATTGTTAATTACAAAATTTATATATGTACAAATAAATATTAATTCATCTTTAGTTAACTGAGACAAATTATCTTTTATTTCTCTTTCTAGTTCTGATATACTATTCATCTTCATCCCTCTTTGAGAACTTAAATAAGAACTTATCGTCTTCCTTTACCTCTGGGAAATGGTCAGGGGCTTTACCAAAGTCCTTATAATATTTCATCAGACCTTCTTTGTCTATTATTTCAATGCCCTCTTTCTTTACTTTAATAAACCCTCGTGCCTCAAAATCTTTCATAGCTTCTATGAAGTGTGGGTCTTGTAACATTAGTTTAGTTAATTCTTCCATTTGTTTCTCCGTTTAAGTTTAAGTAAGAGAGTTACCAGAGTAACAGTCCACTACGTTTTAAAGCTACCTTTGTTTTCATAGTTACTCTCTTATAATTATAATACTATATTTGTCGGATAATTCAAAGACTTTTTTTAACATATCCAAAAGGCATCTGTGTGAGGCACTCTCCCGCTCCGGCGGCTGCGATCCTTAACTAAACTAAAACAAGACCTCTGTCCCTTTTTGTCATGGGAACGGGAACGGGAACTACTGCAAATAATAAGTTAACATGATAAGCAAAAAGCAAAATGCTAAAAGGGTGGTCTGTGGGATGAACACCGCACAGACCAATAAAAATAAAATTAAAGAACCCATTAGAATTGTTTTATCAATATACGACCTTCTGGTAAGTAACTAACCCATGTCCTGTCCTCTAAGGTCTCTTTGTCAATGATTCCGTCATAATCGTTTTGCAAATCTTCGAAACTTGCATATTCTGCATAGTCACAACAAAACGCAACCGGATCGTATTCTACATGTGGCTTTTCGTCTTCCCACTCAAAAATTGCCTCCCAAGCTTCATAGCTGAATTGCTTCCAGCGTGAGTGCTGCCGCACCTGCTCTATAAAATTTCGTTTGTCTAATGTTATTATCATTTTATTTCTCCTTTGGTTATCCTTTATATATATACAGGATTTTACAGGAAGTCAAGAGCTGATGGTGATAAAACACAAGCGTCGTCCTGGGCTGCAACCCAGCCAGATGGAACACGAAACACGCAGAAAACTGGGATTTGTTGACGGCGTTTTCCCGCTGCGCTGCAGGGCCGGAATGATCCTAACTACAAAAAACCCCAGAAAACAAAGCTTTGCAACGGGAACGGGAACGGGAATTACGATTTTCCGGACCGTACGCAGTGCCGGAATCACCAACATTAGAAACAAAAAACCCCAGATTTCTGGGACGCAACGGGAACGGGAGCCCAGCTTCCCACTCGCTGCGGTCCTGGCCAGGATCCTACAGGAGACTAATAACTTTTAAAATTTTTTTTTCGATTGTGGGAGTGGGAACGGGAACGGGAATTCCAGGTTCACGAATCTCATATAGTTTAGGCGGTTCATGCGTGACGGGCCAGTTAAGGATGAAACTTTTTCCTCCACTAGCTTTGTATTTTAAATGCCAAGCTATTTGATACTTAGAAATGTTTAAATTCTTAGCCTGATTTGCTTTTAATTCTAACCAAAAAGACACTCCGTCAAAAATACAGTAAACATCAGGTATTCCGTTTATTGTAGGGCTTTCTATCTTAGTAAAAAAACATCTATCTAACTTCTTTTGAACCAGGTTAAGTCTTTGCCAAATTTTTTTTTCAGTTAACTTGTTCTTCACTATTTTTGAAATACTCAAAATTGTAACTATTGCTGTTTATTGATAATAATTTTGCACCATTTTTTGTATGAAAATTGTAAGCCATAGTTGTTTTTGGTGACAAAGTAACATATCTTTTTGTTTTTAACATAGGTAATAAGGTGTTAAGAATAATAGTTCCATACCCTTTTTTATAACTCCACAAAGTATAAAAAATGGTAAACTCATTTGTATCTTTATTAGAAAATTTTTTAAGTTCTTCTATGTTAATAGGAACATCAATTGCATTAGCTACACAAACCACTGCTTTATTTTTTATCATATAAATTTTTCTGCCTTGTGTAGTTCTAAATCTGTAACTTAAATTTTTTCTCACAGGATCATCTTTAGTATTTATGTCATGAATGTTTTCAACTAATTCTATGTTCATTTTTTTATTTCTGGAGTTACATCAATAATAGTTCTACCATCATCTATTTTGTTTTCTATTTCTTTCAATCTTTTTTCTAACTGTTCTCTTGACATACCTTCTAACGTACTATGCACCACCTCTTTTTTATCAACAAATTGTCCTGCTAATTGTCCTGAACGAAACTCGGCAGCAATAGCTCCAGTATATTGTCCTTTTTGTTCTGCTCCATCTCTTAATCTTTCAAAAGTTTTATATCTTCTTAATTTATCTTTTTCATATTTTTCTGTCTCTTTACTTAGTTTATATTCAAGATATCTGCATACATGAGGATTAAGATGAGGATTAGTTAGTTTACTGGCTAACACCATAGCAGCATCTTTATTTTTACTCTTATAACCTGCTTGAATCAATGCATCTACTTTAGTTATATTACCCCAACTCGATACAAGAATATCAATATATTTTTTTTGTTTATTTGTTAAATCATTTTGTGTTCTAACTATTTTTTTTCTCTGTGGCATGTATATATCTCTATAGGT